CCGTATATGAAGTGCACCGCATGCCCGGCATCCACAACCACGTTATTGGATATCTCCAGCCTGTTGATTGTGCCCCAACGCGTACAATACTGCTGCCCGTTGTTACCGGACATGTAGAAGGTATTGCTGTTCAATTCCATATCCCGTATAGGGCACAAACCGATAACAGCCTTTGCCCATGTATTGATGGAGCCGGTATTCGACAGCATTCCTGTAAACAGATTGGATTCTATAACCAGTTTCGACATAGGTACGGAAGAGGAAACGGAAAGGGCCATGCTGCCGCCATTCCGGAATGAATTACGACGAATGTACGCCTTGTCCATGTTCGTGACGGCCACGAAGCTGTAGCGGTTGTCCCCCGACATCCTGTTGTCTTCCAATATTAGTATTTTACCACCGCTCACTGTTACGGCAGTCGGATACCCTACGCCGACGGGTGCAAGCACAAAATCATTGTTGAGTATTGAAAGCAGGTTGCAAGTGTCCGCGTTGACGACCGGGCCCCCTCCGTCTGTGAATGAAGAGTTGTTGATTGTCACATTCTCCGTATTTATCAGGATGACGGAATTGGTAGACATGACCGTCTCATCAGTCATGGACTTGCCGTTGAAGGTGCAGCCGCCAACGAACATATTTCTTGCGTACTGCGATAATTTTCCGGTAAAGGATATCGCACCCAGCGCATCTGGAACCTGATAACCCACATAGTTGGAATAGTCCTCAAAATGGATGTTCCTGACAACCACGTTGTCCACACCAGAGAACGAGAGACATCCCAAGGCATTGCCGTTCAGTGTCAATACGGAGCCTCCGTCAATTGTCAGTGTGTACATGCTGCGCCGGTTCCAATTGGCAAGCTCGGCAAGATAATGGCCCCCCCTTCTCTTTTCCCTGGCAGCCTTGATGCAGGTTATCTCCACATTCCGGGTCAGACCGTCAGGATATGTCGCCCGAACCGCGTTCAGCGCATCCTGCGTACTGGAATAGTAATAGCCGGGAAGGTCGCTGCGGACAAGGAACTCAGTCGGGATTTCTTCACTAAGCGCCATCTTCACGAACATAGTATGATTGGCAGATAACCGTTCAAAAGTGAATTCTGGCAACGCTCCTTTTGGCTCATTGTCAACGATAAGAACATCTACCTCATAGCCTGATTCAGGAATAATCTCCACTGTTGCCGTACCTCCGGCATTAGCCATTACCGTATAGCTGCTGCCATCATCCGAAGGGACAATACTTACTACATCGCCGGTAGCCTCTACCGTGCATTTGCCGATACTGTCGGAATCAAGGCCAACTGTAACAGTATAAGTCACCAGTGCTCCCCCTACTCCTGCAATATCATTTTCCTGCAATTCCAGTGTCATGTTTATCTGAAATAGCTGGCTATCTTCCATAATTTGTGACAATTCGGGGACAGAATCTTCGGAACGGACATATTTGGCTCCATCAATTTCAACCATAGAAAGGCAGAGTATCCGGTTGAGATGTTTTCCAAACCAATAAGGGACTCCCACGGAGTTTCCTACCGTCAGTATAAAGCTGTCATAAGGAATGGAATACAACTCCTCTATCTCTTGCATTTGATTACGGTATTGCTCATTTTCGACATGGGCATTGTATCCGTTGGGCTTAAAGCCGGCCTCTACTCTAAATTCGAATACCTGTTGCCGGTCATCAATCCAAAATATATTGTCAAATGCAGAATTATTGTCCTTATGGGAATAGCGTATCAAAGTCGTTTCCTCAAGAAGAGAATCAGAAGAGCATACGATAAACGGCTCTGATGTGGTTCCATTTATCGTAACAGAATAGACAGAATCTTCAAGACCAGTAATTACGGCATAGTGCATTGTTACAGAATCGTTATGCTCGTAAATGGAAAAAGCTATTTCAGAAGAAGTGCTTTTAGAAAGGTTATTGAGATTTGCAGACACGGATTCAGAACCGGTAGAAAATACCTGAACATGAATCTTGTCAGAAGAATGGAATTTCTGGATGTAATCAATATCAATCCCAAATTTGTCCTTTATAGGATTAAAGAACAGAGGGCATACGTCTCCTATCTTCACCATGTCTTTTCGTCCTTTAATGAGTGGCAAGCAACATCACTTGCGGTATGCAAATATATATATTATTTAGAATTATTCCAAATAACAAATAGCTTTATTCTATGTTTTTTACAATCAATGAATACTTGACAGCTTCAGGCTTTCCATAATTATAGCTCGAACTCTTTATATACCCCTTGTATGTTCTACCGTTCTTTTGCAGGGCTATATATCCAGTCAGGTCTTCGGGAACATCCAAATCACTTGTCTTAACAGACAATTCCCCCACCGTAAAGTATCTCTCCGGAATTTCAATGTCATCAGTCCCTTTCATGCCCTCTATCACCACATTACTGTTTCCCTCAGAAGAAGCGAAATCAAGCAATGAGGAAAAAGAGCCTATAAACTTTCTGTTCGCCTCTATCATGTACTTTTGCGCGTACATCACATTGAACATTGTTTCAGAAGATATTACCCCGGAAATGGCATATTTCCCCCCACGAATAAGAACAAACCTCTGCGAAGAACCGTCAAGGGAAGCACCCACCATGAATACATCATTGTCACTGTCGCTGTCCGTTGTATCTTCTCCTCGTTTAGCCGCAAGAAACTCAATTCCATATACATCTGCACGATATGGACTGACAAGCTCCATAGTGTTGTCGGTAAGTGTCGTTCCAGTAGTATATTCAACGCCAAAACGGAATTCATCACGACCGTTCACACTGTCGTAGTCCTGCTTGTCATAACCGACTTTCAATCTGGAGTAAATCAGTGATGAGTTCACCGAATATTCAAAGTCCGTAGACCGGGAACCCAGATTCTTTATTTCCTTGTCCTGGAACAGACTATCACGGTGGACGAATGAAACCTTGTTCCCACCAATTACCGGTACAAAACCGAATTCAGCTTTCATCCAGTTGGAAAATTTCGTATATGAAGTATACAATTTTGCATTTTCAAGCCCACGTATACTTTCTGCCGGCAAAATGATTGTATTGTCAAGACGCTCATCAACTCCGGAAGCAATTTCTCCTACCACATCCGCACTGCCGGTCATGGAAGACAATAGGCGGTTAAGGACAGTAGAGGGACGAACAACGTCGATGTCTACTGACCGGTCTTTTTCTGCAAAATCTATAGTAAGCGGTATATCCATATCGTAAAAATTTGCAGTAACCGGAACATTAACGGTTAAATAAGGATAATGTATATACATTATAAGACTTTCTGTTGGATTTAGAACAATATCCTTATCAATATCAATTGTGTATAGTGTACTATGATTTAATTTTTCTATAGAATATATTGTAGTAGCTCCATTAGCAAATTCACTGAATTTATCCAAAAAGAACGATATGTGTCCTTTGGTATCGCTTATATTGAAATGAATCTTAAATTTTAAATGTATGTTGATTGTCTTACCATGAATGTTTTTTATAAAATAATTTTCATATAAAGATTCTGCTTTATTATAAGAATTTTCAGTTACATCAAAAACTTCCACAATATCTTTGGTTGCAATTTCTGATGATAAGATGTAAAATGGAATAGTATAATAAAAATTAGCCTTTTCCATTATTATCTCATGAGATATAGAACTGTCTTCACTTTCACTTGGCATCGTCCACTTTATCTCACTATTCATTATTATCCTATCATAGTTCAGAGGTTCTGTTTCCTTTATTTCCGATACCGGATATTCATATTGAGTTCCCTTCTTTGCCTTTATGATGCTTGCAAGACTGTCATCGACCGCATTAATCTCGCAAGTAGTGCCGTTGTCCGTAAAAGTGGAAAAATCAAGCGCACACCTGAATCTCTCGTTCCATAACCATGAATTGTTGCGGGTATAAAAGATAATGGAAGCGGACGAATTTAAATAGTTCCTAAGATACTCGCCCACAAGAAGAGAATAAGCCCCATTGGAAAACTGGAACTTGGTAGAAAAACTTCTTACCACTCCATCATAATCATTTCGCTTGAATGACATTTCCACATCATCCCAGTTCACCAGATTGTCTGTCACATTGTAAGAGTACCCTCCTACCACCAGTTCACACTTGTAATACATAGCTACTTCTTTTTAGTTGAACGTATCATTGCGTCTATCTCCTCGCACATGTTTCTCACCAGATATGCATATTCCTTTGCCGAAAAAGTATTCTCGTCAATGTGCATTTTTACATGAGACATTACTGAAACCCTTTCACGAGTAAAATATTCACGGTCCATTTTAGCACTCATTGAGTTATCGGAAAGTTCCTGCAACTTGGCAATGCGGTATTTGTCAGAAGCCATAACGCTTTCAATACGGGTACGTATTCTGTCATGTTCACCACTTTTGAACGAATATCCCAAAGCACCCATTATATTTCGAACCTCATCCCACTCTCCCATCACAATAAACCGGGAAGCGCTTTCAAGACAGCACATACGCATGTGTATCTTCAGTACCTCATTACGCTTGTTTATATGCGAAACAACAGACTTCCCCCCTATTATAGACAAATACTCATTGCACAGCTTTTCGGAGGCTTTTACTTTCTCCTCTTGACTGTACCTGCCCCTTATCACAACCTTATCCATATCTCCCAAGAAAACATCTATGAACCGGGATAAGGGCATCTTATCAAGCTCTGTATACATCATAGCATTACACTCTGTTTAAAATCCAATTATATTCAGCATTCCTATTGGCCTTTTTCATCAGTTTATTGATATTCTGCAACTGTCTGGTATTACCTTCCATCTTCTTCTCCAGTTGGCTATAATCATTGTCAACATTAACCACAATGCCTCTATCTGCCATGTTTTTCTTTTGCTGCTCAAGCAATAGGAAATCAGAACCAAGCCCTTTCCTATCATATATGAAAGAAAGGTCGGGAATTACCTGGGAATGTCTCGGCAAATCAACAAGAGTAGGCTTGTCGGGAGTGACAAATAATCCATTATCTGTAATGATACCTTCCTTCTTCCCACCGTCACCGACTATGGCAAGACCGCCGGGATGGTCCTTTATACCTTTTGCATATTTAGGGATTTGCTGAGATGCTATAATGGCAATCTGCGCCGCTCCCATTGCCCCAACAATTGCCGCTAAAATCAAATTCGGCAACGCTTTAGTAACAGCCAATGCGGTAGCTATTCCCGCTTGTATTATTGAATTAGCCTTATCCCACTTAGCTTGTTTCTCCTGAAGGGCAGCTTTTTTCTTTGCCAGCTCCTCCTCTTTCAACCTTGTCTTATCCTCGGCTGCGCGTTTTCGGGCTTCCGCGACCTCTGTAGAGATGGCTCCTCTTTCCTGCAATGATTCAATACGCTCTATCTCCCTATCGTAGGCTTCATCATTGGCATCCTGCTCCTCCTCTATCTTTTCTATTTTCGCATCGTACACATCAGACATAAGAGATGTTATACCATCCATTATTTTCATGACACTTTTTGCCAGATTCTCAAAACTGAGTTTACCATCTTCTGCCACATCTTCTATAATGTCTGATAGCCCCTCGAATATACCGGCAGTATCTCCTAATGCATCCCTCGCAGCGCTATTCATGTCAGATAACGCTTCCTTAAACTTGCCTTTTGCCTTCTCGCTTTTATCTATCGCCGTATCAAGGTCTATTTCATCAATCTGGGACTGAAGGTTAGCCAGCCGGTCCTCCAAATCCGCGTACTTATCACTATCGGGGTCGAGGAGAGCCATTTCTGCCTGAACCTCCTTTATCATCGTCTGTAGGCGAGCCTTTGCATATTTGACACCTATCTCATAAGCCTTTTTTTCGTAATCTTCACGGCTTATCTCCCCTTTCGAATACTGCTTTTTAAGGGCATTATATTCCTCTATTGAAGCAGTTTCTTGTCTGTCAATCATTTTGTCTGTATAATCCTCTATCAACCCGAATCTGCTCTCAAGATTCCGCATAACAATATCATTCTGGCGCTTCCCATACTTGTCAATTATAGCAGACACATCCTCGCCATTCTTTTCCGCATCCTTAATCTCCGCATCACGCATCATATCGTTAAGTTTCAGTTGTATGTTCAGACGCTCATTCAACTCTCTTTCCGATTTTTCCCCAAAAGATTCCAAACGATTTTCAAGATTGTTTTTCTCTATCTCAATCAGTTCTTTATCATATTTATCATTTATTTCTGCTATGGCTTTCCCTTTAAGGGCCTCAAGATTTGTCCGAAGCTCTATCTCCTTTTCGGAATTTCCCTTTATTGCCTTGATACGGTCATTGTATTCTTTCTCAACCTCAGCTATCTCCCTCTTTCTCCCATCAGCAATAATATCTATACGGGACTTTTCCAAGTCTTCCGTAATTTTCTTGATATATTCAGCATACTCTTCCGTTTTCTTTTTGGTCTCTTCATACGTTTTCTTGTCATTATCCAAAAGAGCATTTACATTTATTTTACTTACAAGACTTTCATTAGCCTTGTTCAAATTTTCAATTTGTTCAGCATAAGATGCCGCAGATTTGGCGGCGTCTGAAACACGTTTTTCTTGTGCGGCAATAGATATAGCTACTCCATTAACAGTATAATCATATCCCTTTTCACGGGCTTCTATTGCAGCATCTAAAATTCGTTGTTCTTGTACCTGCTTGACTAACGCTCCTATTCTTTGATTGTCCAATTCTAACATCTTACTGCTATTTTCCACCATCTTATCCTCTATGGCTCTTGCTTGTGCAGAAGCGATAAGTGAATTGGTCAACTCTTTATATGCCTTTGCCCCCTTTCCCGCAAGAATTTCCTCGTTTGACATATTTTCAAAGTAAGCAGGATATTTACTTTGCAATTCATCCGCTGCAACATTTCTCTCCTTCATTGAGCGGGATACATCTTGAGTAGCTTTGTAAAGTAATGCCAATTCAGTCCTTTCCTTTACACTATTAGACATCCCCTTATTTCTCGCATCAGCCAATTGCTTTTCCTGATTTACAAGATTCTTCACCTCCTCTTCACCTTTAAACAGACTTGTAACCCAATCAATGATTTCATCACCATAGGCAGACAATAGTGTAATACCAATTACTAATGCTGATTGCCATGAGAATAGACTTCCAAGCAATTGCTTCCAAACCGGCACCGCTGTTTGTCCTTCAGCTTTCATGCGCTTAAATTCATCAGTGGCACGCTTAAGTTCGTCCGCAAACATGGGCAAGTTGTTGGAGATGGCTAAGAAAAACTGATTAAAACTCATTGTTAATGAAGGGAGCTCGCGAATAAGCTGTTGGGTCTGCACATTTAACCCGTTCCACGAAGACGCATAATTACCCACATTGCGCTGGTAATTTCCAAATTTGGCATCTATCTCCTTCAACTTGTCATTCAAAGCATTGGCTTGTTTTATCAAGCTCTCTCCCATCGGGCTGTTTCTTTGTTCCTCAGACAATGCCTTATACCGCTTCTGTAGCTCCAACATGGCAGCATTCATCTCATAATAACTGCCGGATGCACTGATAATTGCATTAGAATGATTTTTTATCAAAGCTGTGTTCTGCTGGTTTTGTGCCATAAGTTCAATATGGCGTTGTTTTAGTAAAGCCGCTTGTTCTGTGTATTCAGTAAGAGACATTTTACCCTGGCGATATTCTTTAGCCAGCTTATTAATGTCGGAGATTATCTTATTCATCTCCTCCTTATTGGCAATAGTGTCTGCCGTCAATTTGGTTACAACACTGTCGTATCCTTGTATAGTATCAATAATAGTTGAATAATTGACATTCGCAGCCTGCAACTGCACTGAGGCTTGATTTATAGTATTGCTCGCATTCTGGGTGCTTTTTGCCGCATTATCCTGCGATACGGCAACATTGTTGGAGGTGGAAGAAAGAGATTGCAGCATATCGCTCGCATTCTTCACATTCTTGGCAAACTGTTCAAAGAGGACATTCAATTTAGACAAGGAAGACATGGAATTAAGCTGCTGGGACACTTGGCGCAGTATTGCCAATTGCCTTGCTTGAATTAAATTCATCTTCTCTTGAGTAGAATTTAATTTATCTACCGACGATTTAAAGTTATTTGCCTTGTCGGATAATTCATCAAAAGTCTTTGGATTGGATTTAGATGCTCTTGCAATGTTCACTACAAGACTTGAATAAAGGGTAGTAGTTTCCTTTAATTCCGTTTTCAATTTTCCAAGTTGAGTAAATGCTTTGTCATCTACTACATCGGTAATCTTAAATTCATTCGCCATAACGTACTGATTTGGGTTGCGTGCAACTTTACACGCTATTACAAAGATAATTATTATTTAGAAGCGTTCTAAATTGCAAATAGATTAAATGCAAATGATTTTTTATATATACCACACATATTCAATAAATGCACCTTTATATTCAACTCCTTCCGGAACAAAGCCGAATATACCGTCATTCTCATAGAGAACGTAAACCTTTCCCTCCATCATGGCGGCTTTTTTCGCAAGAGACCTCATTCGCCCAATGTCCTCCATCCTCTTCCGGTTTTCACACATACAGCTCATTCCACACCGAACTTTCTGAAATAATTGGCAATGCCTTTTTTCACATATTTCTCGATAAAATGCTTCCTAGCATAAGACCCTACCTTATATATCGCCTGCCCGTACTTGCGCTCTATGTCTCCGCTGAAGCTAATCCCTATGCTTTCTATCCTAAGACCTTTATCAAATGGTACCGCTGTGATAGAATCATGAAAATCACCTCTGATTATCAGATTCGGAGTTTCCGGAGAGCGTCTGGGAATTCCAAGCCACGAAGAGGCATACGGAGGTGTTATCCCCTTTTTCCATATCATATAGCCACGGGCATTCTTATACCAACTACCGGATTCCTTGTTTTTGAAATAAGGGTCATTCAGGTAAGTTGGGCGCAAAGGCTTGTCATTGCCGTTTATACCGGAATACAATTGCTCCGTGATATATACCTGCACCTCTTTTTTCTGGGCAGCCATTATATCACGTATCATAGGCTCAAATCCTGCCACAAGCTCATCAAAGTTTCTCTCAGCCTCTATTATACTAGCCATACCTAATAATAATTTAGGGGCGAATGAACGCCCCTAACAAACATATTACAAAACAGAATCCACATTCCTGCTGCGAGGGGTGGCATCACATATCCTGTCATATATATCAGAAAGCAGACTTTCCCTATTCTCGGCAGTACGGTCAAGGAAAAAGACCTTTTTATGTATATCAACAAACTCCTTCTTTTTCATCTTACGTACAAGCCTTTCATTAAAAGTAACACCTTCCACTTTCATGACCAGGACTCAATTCCAGTTATACCCACACCCTGCAAAACAGAAGGCTTTGCAAGTTTTACCGTATCCGTAGCGGATATGACGCCGTCAGCATAAGATACACCGGAAGCGTCCGGAAGGGCTGTTTCCGCATTTGTCTGTAACAGAGCTCCGTAATATTCCGTAATGTCAAGCTTGCCAAAATGTTCAACCAGCTTATATTTCCCTGATTCCGCAGATTTCAAGTCCACATATACAAGTCCCTTTAATGCTTCAACCACATCAAAGTCATAGGCTGAAACATCGGCATTTTTGATATACTTCTCGTAATCCTTGAACATCGTGGCAACCGTAAGATTTGCTTCCGTTCCAGAAGAGTCCCAATCCTGGCCTCCGGGATATACACCGGACAATGGTATTCCGGCAAGTTCATCAGTACCATCGTTCATTCCATAGACAATATTGTTCTCGTCCACAAAATAGGCATCGAATGCCACATTCTTTGCAGCCATCAGATTGGCTTTCAAACTGGCATCATAATCCTGCAAAGTCCATACGTCATTTTTAGCTGAATAACTTGTCACCTTCGTCGGTCCATAACCGGTTGCTGACGTTTGAGCCTCTCCACCGGAAGGCGCATATTCCACAATCGTCTTGATAGGGAATATCCGGTCCGGTCTGTCGGCATGACAAGCGGCCTCAATAGCTTCCGCAGTCTTCTCTTTCGGCAATTTATGACCGTGAATGGTCAATATAATGGCCTTTATCTTTCCCGGGTCAAGCACACAAACGGAATTACCCGTATTAAACGTTGCAAGTCCCGGACATTTTCTATAATCTGTTGCCATAGCACTTTGTTTCTTTAAAAGTTAGATTCATTTCTTTAATTTCGATAGCGTCGATAAAATCATGGAAAGGCTTTCCGTCTTCCCCTATCACACCAACACGCCCATACCGGTAGTTTTCTGAATAAGAATGAGGAATTATCCCATTATAATTGCTTTTAATGGAAGAATCCTTCCTTATTTCATCAATGAAAAGTTGATAAATAGGGCGAAGCACCTGCTCAAACGAAGTCTTTTCCCTCTCTTCATTCGTGTAGGTTTTCAGGGTGTTTACCATAATGATAAAATCAAGGGATGCCCTTGTCTCTGCTTCTGTCCTATCCTCCACAAAAGGAGAATACAGACACACCATAGGGAATTTCAATGTACTGGTTTTGGGCGACTGGTTCCAGACTGTAAGCTGGTTGCTTATGTATGACCAATCTCCAAACAAGTACGAAACATTCTTTCCGTATTTGACGGCAACACGCCTAACCACATCTTCAAAAATCTTGTTTACTGATTTCATATTCCCATAATGTTTATCTTACGTAACATGCAAGGATTAAAGCAAACACCTTTGTATTCTACGGATTGAAGCAGCTCATAGACCCTTTTGTTCATATTCACCATATCATTCCAAGCTCTTATCTGCAACACCATAGGGGAAACTGCATCCTCATCCGAAGAAGTCACCGTCCCTACACTTGTCACACTATAGTTTCCTTCTGATATGTATTTAAAGAACACATAGCACGCTATAGGGCTATACTTCTCTGATAACAATGCATACAGCTTTTCCCATTTTTCAACACTATCTTCACGAGATTCAATATAGGAGACAAATTCACTGCACACATCATCACCAAGAATATTATTCAGATATTCAATCTCATATATATCAATATAAGTGTTTATCCGGTCCTTTTCCGCTTCTCTGGTTACAGAAGGAGCTCCAGTGTCGGGACCTATCCCGACACTCAATAACCCAGTGAAATATGTGCAGTCAATTATCATACAGTCTCTTTCCTTTTACGTTTGGTGAAAAGTTCTTCGCAACCTAATGCCTTGGCGTCATTCAGCAGTTCACTTGATACCTCAATCTTTCCTTCTGCATAAAATCTGCTTGCAAGAGGCATTCCTACTGATACTTTATCGCCGGACTTGTATTGTGTCCCATCCTTTACAAACGTCACTTCGTAACGCTTGGTCAAATCCATTTTATATTCTTTTCCCATAGTCATATTATATTTATCGTTTATCCACCTACACCCGGTTCAGCCGGAGTTATCCCTTCAATTACCGTAGCAAACTTATCTTTCACGAATGCAGTCTTATACTGTGACTTGATGTAACACATCAATCGTTTTTCAGCCAATACGGTAACGATATTCTTACGGAAATCGTCATTTTCCCAACCGACGGACATTGACAATGCCCAAAGGTCACGTATATTCAGATACGAAAAGTCTCCCATAATAAAGTCTCCCTGCTCTACAGCAGTAGTAGTTTCTATACGCAACCCTTGAATCAGTTCATCTCCATATCGGAAAGGACGGAGATACTGGCCGTTTGTGTCCTTAGTCAACTGCATTGCCGCATAATCCAACGGGTTCATCAACACAAGGTTCGGGCGATAAGCCATTTCGCTTGCAGAAACAATCTGTGAATATGAGGCAACGAGGGCATCAAACATGTTTGCTTTCTCTACATTGAAACCTGTCAATGAGAATGCCGGCATGTCTGCGGCTACACCCTTGATTTCTCCGTCAGACCCTTTTCCGTCCAGAATACCTTGCTCCTCCTTGATTCCAAGCTTGTTTATCATTTCGCTTTGAACTTCATTAACGAAGCTGGGGAAATCCGTCAATGTTTCTTCTGTGAATTTTGCGGCAATGGCTATTTTTGCAGCGGTCACAGTCTTTTCTGCCAATGTAGCATCCATAAGAGGCTTAAGTCCTCCTTCCGGAACCCATGCGGCATCACCGTCCTTGCTCACATATTCAGCGTAAATCAGGGAACGGCTATTCGTGCTGGACACGTTTGCATAATTCCTTATGACTGTCTGCGCTCTGGGATTGACCGACAAATTCGGATCAATTTCAACCCCATAGTGAGGAGCCAAGGTACCGGATGCAATAGTTGCAGCAGTTCCTTTTTTATCCAACACAAGATTGACCTCCAGTTTGTTCCCAGGAGCGGCTTTACATGCCTCTTTGAGGTCAAGGGTTGAAACCCCTTTCTTGTCCGTCGTAATATACCCCTTCAACTGCTCGTAGAGTTGGTCATAAACGGATTTAACCTTTATTTCTCCATTTCCACTGATTTCAGTAGCCGCCTTTACACGTAGAATGGCATTCTCCAACTCATTGACCTTTTCATCAAAAGTCTTTTTGTCAATACCAGGAAATTCCTTGCCCTTGATTTCATTGATAGAATCTGCAGCATCCTTGATGGATTTGCGCAACTCATCCAATTTCACTTCATTCATAAGGAAACCTTTCACTTGCTCCTCGAGAGCAGTTCCCATTTTTTCGTCCATAGCCTCGAAGAATTTTTTGCTTTCTTCAGGCAAACCGGACGTATCCAGAAGCTCCATAAATCCTAATTTCATACCGATTTTAATTTTAAAAGTTTATACAATTCTTTTTCCTCACTACCTCCGTCATTGTCGGCTCCCTTTCCTGCAGGCGGAGCATCAAAGGCATGCTCCGGCCTGAAAGAAGCAAGTGACATTGCTTTGGATATTATATTTTGAAAACGTTGTTGCTTGAGAACGCTCATGTTTTTGCATAGCAATGCAATTTCTTCATTGAGGCTCTTATAGACATTGTCGTACTCTTCCATAGATTTAAGGCCAAGATATTCTGTCTCTCCGTTACATCCGATAGATACTACGGAAACTTCATACAGCTTTACTTCGCCTACAAGAAAATCTGTACCAGTCTCATTATATCCGCACTTTTCCCAAACATAGCTGTAACCTATAGAAAATTGGTTGAGAGTACCTGATTCCAGTTGTTTGATAGCCCTATCGCCAATATCTATTTCATCTACACGGGCTTCAAAATAAAGCCCTTTTTCGTCTTCGCGGAGTTCAGTAATCGCCCCGATAGGCTCACTCATGTCGTGCATCCATAAGAGCAATATCTTATCGTTGGCACTGCTTTGTGGACCACGTTCCTGTATGCTCTTGGAAAAACACCCTTTCAGCAAAACGTCTCCAACCTTATCCCTATTACCAAACACTGCAGCATATCCGCTGATTGTACGGCTTTCAGAATCATATTGGGCTTCCTTTGAATTGATGGAGAACACCTTATGTTGCATTCCCATCCTGCCTTTGTATTTATTAATCTCCGTTCCCATATTCATTTTCATTAACTATTGTTTTCTCCATCCGGTACAGCAGAAGGACTTGAAAATTCTCCTTTCGGATTTTCCGGGTCAATTTCTATATATCTAGCCACTTCAATACGCGCCTCGTCATGAGTAATCAAGGACTTTTCAAGCAACCTCTGTAATGCGTCGGCAACCTTGACAAGAGTATTGGCTTCCATCTCCTTGTTGTTCTGAAGACATTCGACATCCGTAAAGTCTATCTTTATGAATACACCCTCGGGGCATATCGCTCGCGTAAGACATCCAGCTATCTTTATGCTGTCGGGAATTATCACATCCTGGTATGCCTTCTTACCGGCACTTTCCAGATTGTCGTACTTGGCATCTGTAAATAGGTTGGCGTTGATTCCCATTGCATTGGCTATCTTATCTGTACACCGCTTGTCTTCTTCGTGAAGCTTCAACTGATTGGCATCAAAATCAAGCGCCAGCCATCCAAGTTTTTGACGTGTAACCAATATCGGGTATTCCTTGTTTACAAGACCGTAGTCCCTCTTGAACCTGTCCTTTATCTCCTTCTCGTCCTCTGAAGTAAGAGCCATATTGCCCATCTGGTCTGTATAGTCATTATACAATACCCCTTTTGGCCCCCCGTTGACCAGAAGCGTATGGCTTGCCGACATGGAAGCCACCCAATTGGATATAGGTTGGGATAAGCTGTCTGAGACGGAATCGAATAAGATATCAGATATTCCATCGGATATACGAATATTACTGTCATATATGATAAGATATTCGTAATCCTCTAATTTCAGACGTTTTCCTCCCCAATCAATATAAACCTCTGAAACAATTTCCGAAAGTTCAAACTGCCGGAATACCTTTCCGGTACCGACAATATGGAACAGTTCAGGAGGAACAATCCACATAGCCTTTGGCACACTTTCCTTTCCGGTTCTTACAAGGGCTATAGGACAATATCCGAACACCTTAAGGCAGATTTCTATCTGCTTTACAAATGAGGAGAATGTTTGTAATGGATTAGGGGTATCCAATATATTGCGGATGTCAGCATAGGACCTTTTCTCATTGCCATTCTTATCCACCACATAAGGAACGCCTCTTGACATCATGGAACCTATCTTGTCCACTACAGTGAAGAATGGCGTACAAGCGGAAAGCGCCTCTGCCTTTTCCTTGTCATCGGTCATGTCATAATAAGCCTTCCATTTGGTGTGATGGCCGAACAAGTCTGAAAGGAACCAGTAATTTCCTTCAGCATCCCTTTCCACGCGGTTTACATTCTCTCGCATTGGAATTGCTTTTCTTTCCTTTGGCTTCCAGAATTGATTAAATATGCCCATATACAAAGCAGGAGTGACAGCACATAAATGCGGCCACTCCCATATATTAGTGATTTAGTCCTATGATACGGTTGCGTACAACTTCATACGCTTGTAAGTGACCCTACGGATGCAAATATACATATTATTTAGAATTATTCCAAATAACATTCCAAATAAAATATAAAAAAGGCTTCAAGGTTAATTAAGATTCCTCACCATCCGCATTACTGGCAATGAATACTCCATTCAAATATTATACAAAAAAATCACGGGGGGGGGTAATACAGAAATCAATGTTCTATTTTTAATAATCCCTTCCTTTTTACTCTATCCGCAATACAGCAAAGGACATACATTGCCTCATACACGTCCTTGCCGTCATAGTCCATAAGATTTCGCATAAAGCCTTCCATGTCCGCAGAACGTTTAAACTTGAATTTCGCAACCAAAGCCTTGAATGATTCAATATACGGAAACTTGCTTCCCCTTTCCTGCCTTGCCCACACTTCCCCGATGGAAGCGCGATAATCCCTAACATAATGCAGCATCGTATTGGGAGTCTCGATGTTCACTTCTGCATTCTTTACCACAGCGGAAACATCATCCAATGGCAGGGCATTTCCGATATATGCCTCCGCTATATAAACCGTTCCGTCCACAACATACGCTTTCACATAGGCGAATTTCCCGTTTATTATAGGGTGTATCTCCACAATGCTGTTCATCCCGTATATATCTATATCATCATAACTTTCATAGTCAAATTCTCCACGCTTCTCAACGCAGCCGGTAAGACAGTCCGCACCATCATCGTGAGCATTCTTCCCTTTTTTTCTGAAACCGCTTATCTCCGCATAAAACTCAGGGTACAAGGTCTCCCATCCTTCCGGCATGTAAGTAAGGTTCATGACTTCTGCCGCGCGTGTGAATATACGCACTTCCTTGTTTCCCGACTGATGGAACCATCTTATCTCCGTAGTGTTGTTTCCCATTATCCGGGACTGTGATTCCACATTCCGGGCAAATCCCCTGCCGCCATTATTGCTTTCAATGTTGGATATGGTTATATTATCTTTCGCCAACATAGTAGCTACCATAGGCTCTGTCACTTCCATAGAAGCGCTGGTGTAAGCAATATCCAATATAAAGTTCCCTATTTCCGTGTCTATATAGTTTATGGAGCACAGATTATCCTCCCCAGTGTCAGCGGTATCTGTATAGTTCTTTCGTATAGCCCTATTGGTATATGGAATTTCCTTGTATGTTTTAAACTTGCCATACATAAGCCCCTCCATCGGCTTAGGGTTCTGCATGTATTGTGTTTCGAACACGAAAGGATTTATTCTACGAAGGTTATTCAGTTCATTTAATTCATGCTTAAATTTCCAGAGAGGTATCTCTCTTCCATCCTTATCATATTCAATGACCGGCAAAGAAACTACAGTCCACTCTCCCGGTTCGGTCTTCATTAGATAGCCGCACAAATCATTCTCATGAAGACGCTGCATTATAATAATAATAGGCGTATTCCTACTGTTCACACGGTTACGGATGGTAGTTTCAAAACGCTGGTTAACCTTCTCCCTTTTCAAGTCGGAAAGAGCGTCTTCCGGTTTTATAGGGTCATCAATGACCACGGCACCGGCAAATTTCCCAGTAACGGAAATTCCTTCTATTTCGTCTCCTATATCATCAACCTCTCCGGCACCAAATCCGGTTATCTGTCCACCGGTAGATACTGCATATACTCCTCCTCCTGATGTGGTTACCCATTTCTTTTTACTATCGGAACCATCCTTTATCTGGACGTAAGGAAACAATTTGCGGTAGTCCTCGGATTTGACAATATCCCTTATCTCTTCGGAATTGTCATGAGCAAGGTCATCAGAATATGAAAGATGTATAAATTTGGAAGCCGGGTTTATGGCAAGCCCCTCGGATATGAAGTTCTTTACAGCAAGTTCAGTCTTCCCATAACGCGGAGCTATATTGATTATCAGTTTCTTTATCTTTCCAGCAATAACATTGTCAAGCGCATTGCATATTACCTCATGGTGCCTGTTCACGACAAATCTTCTTCCGGTTTTACTCTTGAAAAAGAACCTTGTATAATTGAGTGTACCGGATAGGCAGAATGCCCTGAGATATGTGTTACCATCAATCATAATCCTTTAATAAGTAGTTTGGCTTCCTCCACACTCATGGGTTTGGGAGTATTGACATTTATCTCCGAGGCGGCATCGAACCCAAGCATTTTACAAATTCGTTCAATAGCCTTAATCTTATCGTATAGTTCTATCTTCACATATTCAACGTCCACTATTTCTGGTTCATCTCTTGTACCAATATTCTTTTTAAGAGTCTTAGTTGATATACTTTTTATTGCGGATTTTTCTTTCTTGGAAAGCAGGTCAAATTCCTTGCGTTCAATCCAAGTATTGTGCATATCAGCTATGGTAGAGAATGCAATGCCAGATAATTCTTGCAAAATACGCTCTTTAGTTATGTCAGACTTCTCTTTTTGTTCCTCTTGCAATACCTTAACCCTTGCCGTAACCATGCCGTTGTTCATCAGTTCTATAGCTTTTCTATTGACCGTCTCATCTTTCATGTTCTCACACGAATAAGCACGACGATAGGCCTCGGAAGCATTACCGCTTTCAATGTAATAATTGCAGAAGTTTTCTTGCTTAACAGTTAAGGATTTTCCCATGTCTTTTCGTCAGGATTGGTAACGTACAACATCATACGCATTACAAAGTTACAAAAAATATGGTAAATGAAAAAGAGAAACGCTCATTAACGCTTCTCTCTTGCTGATTTCACTAATTATTCGCCAATATGTTCCTTCAACCGATATAACCGGTCAATCGCCGGATTGTAGAACGGGTCCGGATAGTGCTGGTTGATGTCGCAGATGTTGGCGTGGACGTACATGGAAGTATCGATGATGTGTTCCGATTCGCTTAATGTCACTTCCTTGGGCAATTGGGCTGTTTGTGCCCAATGGACGATAGCTTTCACGCTTTCCTCGTCGTATGAGTATTTACTTTCTTGTGCCATGGTTTGGTGCTGTTAAAATCCCAGTTTTAATGCTTTGGCTCCATTCTGAATTTGTTTTTCAAATCAGCTTCATATACATCTATGACTTTATCTGCCAAAACGCTTAAATCTCTTGACATACTTTTATTCCTCGGTGGATATCCTTTGTGAAATTTTACAACATTAATTTTCGTCATATTATCTTTCACAAATCGAATAGCTTCTGAATAATCGTAATCGCCACTTACCAATATTATTTTATCGCATTTTTTTCCGACACTAAGTGAAATCATTTTTACCGCTAAAGAAATATCAACACCTTTTTCCCCTAAATAATCTTGCTTATAAGGGTCTATTTTTACCACTCCAGTTTTTACGATTTCAATATTGTCATGGATTAAGCAAAGCTGGTCATACGCATATTCTATATTAGCAAATTTTTCCTTTTGCTTCTTAATCCATTCAGCAGTTTTCTTACATTCGTCTTTTACGTCATCTTGTACCTTCTGAGGTACCTTAGTCATATCACCTTTTTTGTAATTATCACAATGGGTTCTGTATTTTTTATATACAATGAAATTTTGAATATTTTGTTCCGTATAATAAGTGTCCAATATTTTAGATGGTCTAAACCAATAAGTCCTTATTAATTCATCGCCTTCATCTATCATGCTGCCAAACAGAGATGTCCAATCAACATCCTTTTCAATAATTTTCATTCCTTGAAGGCTATAATATAGATTTTGCCCATCTACTAAAATAACAACTTGCTTTCCCATAGTTTCTTGACATTTAGTAATTAGAAATAAGAAAGCCGCCAAAAAAATATGACGGCTTAGTATAATCAGGTATTAAAACCCAGTTTAATCACGCTTATTGCGCATTGTTCTCTTTTTGTTTATCTGTTAACGGTTATGGATAAACCCATACATTTTTATATTCATTATTTACGTTGCAAATATAGATATATTAAATTACCCACAAAAGAAAAAGAAGAAAAACAGTATTTTTTTATCAATAATTAGCCAAAAATGCAATTTATACATTGCAAAATCAGCATTTATTGCATGTTTTTGAGTCGTTTTATAGACAAATTATGGAATATGTACTTATCTTGTATTCCCATATGTGAACGCTTCCTAAACTAAAGATTTTTGGGAAAAATGGCGAATCCCCTATAAAGAAGTGTCCCCACCGGCATAGATACCGGAACCCGACTGACTACGGGTTACACTCCTTCATAGAGGATTCATGTTGCTTCTATTGTTTCGGGGACTGCAAATTTAATCAATTCCCGATAAAAAACAATCAATTGCCACACGAATAGGATATAAGTTCAAGGGCCCATCAAACGATTTTCATGGAAATTCATTTTGCTTTTATCTTCATTCTCTCATATACTGCCACTTGAGACCTGTCTTTATTTTCTATCTTGAACTGCAACATGGAACGCCCCGGTATGTCTTCCGGCACGTACTCATACAGTCGGGAGATGACCTCTTCTTTATTGTTGAATCCGATGTCTTCTATTTCATGCAGCATCTTCCCCCTAAAGAACAAGCTTCCCCGAACAAGATACTTAGGAGATATCCGCAATCCGCTATCCTCTGCCTGCTGCTCTCTATGTGATTTTTGGGTGGAAAAGAAAATAAGGTCTATTACCTTTTCATTCAATTCCCATGCTGGAGAAAAATCAATCTTGATATATCCACGTGTTATGTTATGTCCATTACTATGATTCATGGCAAAAGCCACATCGGATATGGACGCACCGCAATCATTCTGCGCAATCGTACCCCAGGTATGCCGGAAGGTGTACACGCAATACTGATTAGGCTTAGATATATTCATATTCTCACATATTTTTTTTATCCCAATATTGACATTAGCACTAAAACTGTCAGAAGTAGTATGCCTCTTGTAGAATGAGAATAAATGCTCATCACCTTCTTCAGCAAGATATTTGTTTATAACGGGTTTCAGAATAGCTGGAACTCTCATCTCCATATAGGCTCCGTCTGTACGTGACTTTTTTGTCTTTGCCCTCTGGTACTTCAATATTCCGTCTTCATAATTTTCCTTTCTCATCTCATACAAATCAACGGTATTTATTCCAGCGAGACATAGTACCATCATGGCTACATCTCGCCCAAGTTCTGGAAGAGAATCCTTCATCTTGCTTTCGGGGAGTGGTGACGAAAAGAAGACCCGGCATTCTTCCGGTGTAATTGCACGTTTTTCCGGCTTATCCGCTGCCGGAATCTTCACTTTCAGCCACGGGTTAGTCTTTATTATAATGATACCTCTGTCATAATCATTATAATCCAATACTGCTTGCTTGAAAATCTGCCTAATACATATAGGATACATTTCCTTTGCCCTCGCAGTTTCAGAGAGCGACTTAATCCATCCGTCTATAAAATTTGTTGTGAATCTAGAGAACATCAGCTTATTGGTTCCAGCATAGCGTTCAATATGCTGATAAGCCAATTCGTAATTTCTTGCATTCCTCTTTTGTCCACGTCGAGCCATTTCAAACTTATATTTGCGAGCATATTCTGAAAAGCATATATCCTCATCTGCCGTGTCCAGATAGGAGACAATATCATGCACAGTCCAATTCGTAATATCCATCTTATTCAGACGCTCGACAAAATCGGAAATCTTATTGATGCAATACTTTAGCACAAATGTATCCTTTATGTTGCCAGTTGCATCAAGCCCCTTTGAATTAACGAATTTATCCGTTTTTATATACATACTCTTTTTCAGATGTGTGACACGTATATACACTTGATAGAATCCATCTTTACGCTGTTTCTGCACACAAGTTTTAAATGTAGCCATATATTTTTGATTTACAGTTTATTAAACTTCTAAACTCCTTTCTAAACCGGGCATTGCAAAATTACTAAATATTTCTAAACCCTCCAAAGCAAAACCCTACATAAAGTGCTTAGAATGCATATAAAACAAATGTGGGCCTACAGCACGTTTTCAGTGCTATGAACCCACACAAAGCGTTGTTTATCAATACATTATATTGCCAAATATCAGCCTTCAATGGCAGCCTGCGCCGCAGCCAGACGTGCAATAGGCACACGGAACGGAGAACAGCTGACATAATTCAAGCCAACTTTGTGGCAGAACTTCACAGAAGAAGGTTCACCTCCATGCTCGCCGCAAATACCGCACTTCAAGTCCGGACGGATAGCACGTCCCTTTTCAGTAGCCATGCGCACCAACTGTCCTACACCATTCTGGTCGAGTACCTGGAACGGGTCTACTTTCAGAATCTTCTTCTCCAGATAAATCGGGAGGAAGGAAGCGATATCGTCGCGTGAATAACCAAATGTCATCTGAGTCAAGTCGTTCGTACCGAATGAGAAGAACTCGGCAGAGGAAGCAATGCGGTCGGCAGTCAAGGCGGCACGCGGAATCTCAATCATTGTACCTACCTTGAAGTCGATGCTGTCACCCACTTCTTCAAACAACTGGGCAGCCTCAGCACGAATCACTTCTTCCTGCTGCTTGAACTCATACAAGATACCGGTCAGAGGCACCATGATTTCAGGATGGGTTTCAACACCTTCCTTCTTCAATTCCAAAGCAGCACCCAGGATGGCACGCGTCTGCATCTGTGTAATTTCAGGATATGTATTTCCCAAACGGCAACCACGATGACCCAACATCGGATTATGCTCACAAAGTGCCTCAACACGTTGCTGGATATACTGGAGGCTCACGCCCATCGTATCTGCCATTTCCTGCTGTCCCTTCAGGTCATGGGGAACAAACTCATGCAAAGGAGGATCAAGCAGACGCACCGTCACCGGACAGCCTTCCATTGCCTTGAAAATTCCCTTGAAGTCAGCTTGCTGGTAGGGAAGAATCTTAGCCAAAGCCTTGCGGCGCCCTTCTGCATTTTCTGCCAGAATCATCTCGCGCATGGCTTTAATCTTCTCGCCTTCAAAGAACATGTGTTCCGTACGGCAAAGACCGATACCCACAGCGCCAAAATTACGTGCTACTGCGGCATCATGAGGAGTATCCGCATTGGTACGAACCTGCAGCTTCGTATATTTGTCTGCCAAATCCATCAGTTCCGCAAAGTCACCGGACAGCTCAGCCGCTTTTGTCTCCACCTTGTCTTTATATACTTCACCGGTGCTTCCGTTCAAGGAGATATAGTCACCTTCTTTCAACAGTACACCATCCACTTCCACTGTACGCGCCTTGTAGTCGATGTTCAAGGCACCTGCACCAGACACACAGCACTTACCCATACCACGAGCAACCACTGCCGCATGCGAAGTCATACCACCGCGGGCAGTCAGGATACCTTCGGCAACTGCCATACCTGCCAAATCTTCCGGAGAAGTCTCGATACGTACCATCACCACACGCTTGCCGGCAGCATGCCATTCGGCAGCATCATCGGCAAAGAATACGATTTGTCCCGTAGCGGCACCCGGAGAAGCGGGAAGACCACGAGTCAACACCTTAGCTTGTTTCAGAGCTGTCTTATCAAATACCGGGTGGAGCAGTTCGTCCAACTTATTGGGCTCACAACGCATCAATGCAGTCTTTTCGTCAATCATACCTTGATGGAGCAAGTCCATGGCAATCTTCACCATAGCGGCTCCGGTACGCTTACCGTTACGGGTCTGGAGGAACCAGAGTTTACCCTCTTGTACTGTAAACTCCATATCCTGCATATCACGGTAGTGATTTTCGAGTTTTGTCTGCAAAGCATCCAGTTCCTTATAGATTTCCGGCATAGCCTCCTCCATGGAAGGATATTTGCTGACACGTTCTTCTTCGCTTACACCGGCTAATTCAGCCCAACGTTGAGAACCGATTTTTGTAATCTGTTGCGGAGTACGGATACCGGCAACCACGTCTTCACCTTGTGCATTAATCAAATACTCGCCATTGAAAAGGTCCTCACCGGTAGCAGCATCGCGGCTGAAGCAAACACCCGTAGCAGAGCTCTCGCCCATATTACCGAATACCATAGCCTGAACGCTTACGGCAGTACCCCATTCGTCAGGAATTCCCTCCATCTTACGATACAAAATAGCACGTTCGTTCATCCAGGAGTTGAATACGGCACAAACGGCACCCCACAACTGCTCGTAGGCACAAGTCGGGAAGTCTTTTCCGGTTTGTTCTTTCACCGCAGCCTTGAACTTCTTCACGAGTTCCTTAAGGTCTTCCACCTCAAGCTCGTTATCCAGCTTCACGCCTTTAGCATGTTTCACCTCTTCTATAATAGCCTCGAACGGGTCTACATCTTCCTTGTTCACCGGTTTCATGCCCAGCACCACGTCGCCATACATCTGCACGAAACGACGGTAAGAGTCCCATGCAAAGCGTGCATTGCCCGTCTTGCGCGTCAGGCCTTCCACCACTTCGTCATTCAAGCCAAGATTCAGGATAGTGTCCATCATGCCCGGCATGGAAGCGCGCGCACCCGAACGTACGGAAACCAGCAACGGATTCTCCACATCACCGAATTTGGAACGCATCAGTGTTTCCACATGGGCAATGGCTTGTTCAACTTCATTCTTCAACAGAGCAACGACTTTATCCTGCCCCATTTCATAATATTCCGTACAAACTTCTGTCGTTATTGTAAAGCCCGGAGGAACCGGAACCCCTATAAGGTTCATTTCTGCAAGGTTAGCACCTTTCCCACCCAAAAGGTTTCTCATATCGGCCTTTCCTTCTGCCTGGCCGTTACCAAAGGTATAAACTCTTTTTTTGTCCATAATATAAATTTAAAGTTTTTGATAGTGATTTCTCTTTTCTGCTCGCAAATCTAAGTATATTTCGCAGACTAGAAAACTTTTTCAGAAAAAACTTTATGCTAAAATGCAATTTCGACATTGCAATCTTTAATATTTCATTTCATAGAGAGAAATCCCGAAAAAATGTCTATTTTTGCCGAAGAATTTATTAGATTGGTGTAAAAGTGGCAAGAAAGAGAAAAGAACTTCCCCTACTGGAGAAGGTGACAATTACGGATGTGGCTGCCGAAGGAAAAGCCATCGCAAAAGTCAATGATTTGGTGATTTTCGTACCATATGTCGTCCCCGGCGATGTAGTTGACCTGCAAATTAAGAGAAAAAAGCATCATTATGCTGAAGCCGAGGCTGTGAAATTCCATGAATATTCGGCAGTACGGGCAGTTCCATTCTGCCAACATTATGGTGTATGCGGCGGTTGTAAATGGCAGGTTCTCCCCTATTCCGAGCAAATCAAGTATAAGCAAAAACAAGTAACGGACAACCTCACCCGCATCGGCAAAATCGAATTGCCGGAAATCTCTCCGATATTAGGTTCAGAAAAAACTCAGTTCTACCGGAATAAACTGGAGTACACTTTTTCCAACAAACGTTGGCTGACGACAGAAGAGGTTCAGCAGAATGTAGTGTACGAACAGATGAATGCCGTAGGCTTCCATATTCCCAATGCTTTCGATAAAGTGCTTGCCATAGAAAAGTGCTGGTTGCAGGACGATATATCCAACCGCATCCGCAATGCGGTACGCGACTATGCCTACCAGCACAACTATTCCTTCATCAACCTGCGTACGCATGAAGGAATGCTACGCAATATGATTGTGCGTACCTCTACCACCGGCGAACTGATGGTAATCCTCATCTGCAAGATAGAGAAAGAGGAGGAAATGGCTCTGTTCAAGCAAATGCTGCAATACATAGCAGATACATTCCCCGAAATCACTTCCCTGCTATACATTATTAATAATAAGTGCAACGATACCATCACCGACCTCGAGGTACACACCTTCAAGGGAAAAGACCACATCTTCGAGGAAATGGAGGGACTGCGCTTCAAGGTAGGTCCCAAATCTTTCTATCAGACCAACTCCGAACAAGCCTACAACCTCTACAAAGTAGCACGCAACTTTGCCGGACTGACCGGTAACGAGCTTGTTTATGACCTTTATACCGGCACGGGTACCATTGCCAATTTCGTATCCAAGCACGCACGCCAGGTAATCGGCATAGAATATGTGCCCGAAGCCATTGAAGACGCCAAGGTCAATGCCGAGATTAACGGAATTAAAAACACATTGTTCTTTGCCGGAGATATGAAAGACATGCTGACACAAGACTTCATCAACCAATACGGCCGTCCCGATGTCATCATCACCGACCCTCCCCGTGCCGGAATGCACCAGGATGTAGTGGATGTCATTCTGTTTGCCGAGCCCAAACGCATCGTATACGTCAGCTGTAATCCGGCTACGCAGGCGCGCGACCTGCAACTGCTCGATGCGAAATATAAAGTGAAGGCCGTTCAACCGGTAGACATGTTCCCGCACACCCACCATGTGGAAAACGTAGTATTATTGGAATTAAAAGATTGAAAGTACAAGTAGTTTTCAATCGTAAATTGTAAATTGTCTAATCGTAAATTAAAACCAGTCGTGGCAAAAGAAAAAATTACAGCAAGAGCCCGCACACAATATACGGACTACATGGTGAAGGAACCGATGGAGCTCATGGAGTTTCTGGCAGCTAAAATGCCGGACGCCAGCCGCACCAAGCTGAAATCATTGCTGAGCAAACGCATTATATATGTGGACAGCGTTATCACTACACAATACAATTTTCCCCTGAAACCGGGTATGAAAGTACAAATCAGCCGTGAGAAGGGACGTAAAGAGTTCAACCATAAACTGATGAAGATTGTATACGAGGATGCCTATATCATCGTGATAGAGAAGATGCAGGGTTTGCTGTCCGTCAACACTGACCGGCAAAAGGAACGTACCGCCTATACCATCTTGAATGAATACGTGCAACGCTCGGGCAAGCAGCACCGTGTACACATCGTGCACCGCCTGGACCGTGACACCTCCGGCTTGATGATGTTTGCCAAAGACGAGAAGACCCAACGTACACTACGCGATAACTGGCATGGCATTGTAACAGACCGGCGATACGTAGCCGTAGTGGTCGGCGAGATGGAAAAAGATGCAGGAACCGTGGTTTCTTGGTTGACAGACCGTAAGCTGTATGTATACTCCAGCCCGACAGATGACGGGGGACAAGAATCCATTACGCATTACCGTACCATCAAACGAGCCAATGGATACTCTCTCGTTGAACTGAACCTGGAAACGGGACGAAAAAACCAGATACGTGTACACATGCAGGATTTGGGGCATCCCATTATCGGCGACGGACGCTATGGACTGGAAGACGTAAATCCTATCGGACGCTTGGCCCTGCATGCTTTCAAACTCTGTTTCTATCATCCCGTCACGGGAGAGCTGATGCGGTTTGAAACACCTTATCCGGGAGAGTTCAAGAAATTGGTTTTGAAGAATAAGTAAAAAGCTGACATACAATAAAAAACGGAGCAATTGATTTGCTCCGTTTTTTATTGATAAGCATGTCGTCATTGCCGACGCATACGAAAAGGCTGTCCGTGAATATTATCTTGATATTCCCTCCAGCTATTATACCAAGTACCACTGAAAGAATAAGAATCAGCCATGGCTCCTTCAATGTAAGCCATGCTGCCATCATCATAGAATTCCAATTCCATCAGATTGTAAGCCCCACTAACCCAATTCCATCTGAAAAGCAAATAATTCGGGTCGCCATATGAACCAATAGTACCTTGGTTGCGCGCGTTAAAGGTCATAATCGTCCCCCTACCCCAAGTATATGCCCCGAAATCTATTTCTTCAGATGTATACCATTCACCGGGCAGATTATATTCCGTTTCTTCCTCACTATCACATGATGTCAATCCTAATACAAGGACAAACAACAATAACATTTTTGTGTATTTCAACATATTATTCATAAGCCATACTTTATTTATAATTAGCATCTACCATCATAACAACCACTCCATCCAGTTTACCGGATAAATAATGTTCGCGCACCCATACATTATCAAAGTACTTGATTTCACCGGCACCATAATTCAGAGTCAACCCCTCCATAGACTTATCCATCCATTTCCAAGTAAAAGTACGTGAAGTCGTTTCATAGGGACGGGACTCGCCTCCGCGATAATACTCCCAGATTTCCTGTCCAGAATTATCAGCCTTGGCAAACTTCAGCTGATGACTGCATAACACTTCAACTCCATCTTTGTTTTCCGTCTGATATTCTTCTATCCACGTCTTCCCACACAATTTGTCGTCGCTATTCTGCATGGTATAATATACATCATCCCCACAAGACGCCAGCCCAATCGTAAATACACACAACAGCAATATCTTCACATAATTCAAAGTCTTCATAAGTTATCGAGTTTAGTTAATACTTGCGGACAAACATACACAAAAAAAATGAAACACTTAATACTTATCCTGGAATTTCTTGTAGAAGACAAGGAATAAAATAAATCCCATCAGTGCAAACGGTACGCCTGCCAATGCGGGATAACGGTATCCTCCACTCAAGGCAAGACCTCCGATATAGGCTCCGATAGCATTCCCCAAATTGAAGGCCATCTGCACACAAGCGCCTCCCAACATTTCTCCTCCAGGGGCCACACGAATCATCAACACCTGCTCCGGACTGGAGACGGCAAACAAACCTGCCGTACAGAGTGTCATCAATATTGCCGAACACCACGGATAGGGCGAGAGTAAAAATATCAATAATAAAATAACACATATCATCCCTTGCACCACCGTACCTACCTTTCCCGGAGTGTACCGGTCGGACATGCGCCCAC